GCAGTCCGGCGATGCTCGTCAAAAGCGACAAGATGCCCGCCAGGGCGCTGGCGCTGGCGACCATGACCCAGTTGACCTCCGCGATGACGGCGCTGGTGCCGATCGTGGCGATGGCGGTCTGGGCGATGGTCTTGATGGCGCGGATCCCCGCGGCCTTGATCCATTCCTTGAAGTTGTATCCCATGTTTTCTCTCTCCTCTCTGTGTCGGGGGTGGTTATTTCTCAATGAGAAATTTCTGGATTTCGTCGAAGCTGGCGCAGAGCTTGTCGTCCGAGTTCCCGTTGATCTCGTGGGAAAGCATCGCCATGAGTGCCCTCATTATGATGCGGTTACTCTCTTCCAGCTCGTTCAGCCGTTCGTGGTCTCTCCCCAGCTTGGTGGTGTGGTCCTTCACGGTCTCTTCGAGGTTGTTCACGGGTTTGTTCTTCCTTTCCTGCTCTTCTCTCCGGGTCTTCGCCGCGCTCATCAGCTTGACGTAAATATCGACCAGGAGCAGGACGAGGACGACGGCTCCGATGAATTTGTCGAAGGTCAAATCTTGAAGCTGCATCTCTCTAATCGCCTCCCAGGAACCAGTCGAGGTCCTTCCCGGTCCCCGTGATCGTGTTCTTGTCCACGTTCCCGTCGATTCCTGCGATGCTCCCGGTGCTTGTAAACTGCCAGAGGTCGCACTTGTAGTCGGGCTTCTTCGCGCCTTCGATCGTGCCGGTGTTGCTGCCGTACCTCGGGATCCAGGTGAAGTCGAAAATGTCGCGCAGCGTCGCGTAGCCGTAGTCTTTGTAGTGGTTATGGGCGACGTAGCAGCCGACGCGCTTCGCGCCCAGCTTCCGCAGTTCGTCGGCGAAGGCGGCGATGGCGTCGTGCGTGATCTGTTCCTTCTCCGCGTCGAGCGCGTAGAAGAGCGGGTTATACTTCGCGGCATACTGGATGAACGCCTGGGCTTCCGCTCTGGCCTTCGCCTCGGTGTCGGCGATCGAATAGAAATAGACGCCGAACCGGACGCCTCGGGCTGCGAGGGCGTCTGCGTGTTTGGTGAATTTCTCGTCGATCTTGATGCTGCCGCCGGTGCCTCGGTATCCGGCGCGGAGGATAATCAGCGAGGTCGCCTTGATGAAGGCGTCGTACTCGACCGTCGGCTGCCACTTGGAAATGTCGACGATTTCCGTGCCTCTCTGCACCTGGGCGTCGGTGCTGCCCGCGGTGGTTTCCGTCGGCTCTGCCTGCGGCGTCTCCGTGGCGGGTTCGTCCGGGTAGTAGCAGAAGAATTGTTTTCTCTGCGACATGAAGTCGGCGATCTTCTGCTTCTTCCTGGTGCTGGACGCCGGGTCGTTGCAGTAGATGTATTCGTCGTCGTACTTCCACGGCGTGATGAAATGACCGCCCTTTGTCCAGAATCCTGGTCCCATCGAAGCGACGGCGTAGCCTCCGGCGTCGAGGCATGCCTTCAAGGCGGCGAGGGTCGCGGTCTGCACAAACTTGACGAAGCCGTACCGCTCCGCGACGTGCTTAAAAAACGCCCAGGCGGTGCCGTTGTTGTAGGTGCGGTCGCCCCACTCCATCGCCAGCTGCGCCAGCGTCCATGGGGTGACCGTCTTATCCTTCAGCGTGGCGACGACGTTTGCCGCAGCGGTCGGTCCGCAGGCGCTGTTCGCCATCGTCTGAGACGTGTCGCCGTGGTTGCTGTACATCTTCTTTCCCCAGCGGCTGTCGCCTTGCTTGTAGTCGACGGGCTGGACAAAGGTGCCGGGGGTGTGGGCGGTGCCGGTTCCGGTAGTGGCGGTCGGAGTGCCGCTGCCGGTCTCTGTCGTCGCGCCGCTGCCGGTGCCAACGATCAGCGCGTTCCAGGTCTTGGGGCCGCAGATCCCGTCGGCCTTCAATCCTGCCGCTGCCTGGAAGGCCGTGACCGCTGCCTTCGTCCTGCTGCCGTAGATGGCGTCTGCGGTCAGGTTGCCGTCGAGCAGCAGCTGGAGCGCCAGCGTGGTGCCGCTCTTGCGCAGCTTGGAAGTGGAGCAGGTCGGCGCTGCCTTTGCGATCGCTGTCCAGGTCGCCGGTCCGATGATGCCGTCGGGGCTGAGGCTCCGGTTTCCCTGCCATGCCAGAATATGTGCGACAAATCCTGCGTCGAACGTGCCGTTGACTTTGAGGTAGCTCTCCGGGTCTGTGATCTTCTCTGTCGTCGAAAGGTAGCCGGTCAGCAGCTTTGCCGCGACGACTTCCTTCCCGCTGTCCTGGTGGCGAATGGTTTTAATCATCGTCGGGCACCTCCCTTTCAATGATTCGCCCTCTCCCGTCGCGGGCGAGGACGAAGTCCCGCTGTTCTTCCTCGGGTTCTCCCTCCGGCTCGAACTCGATCTCTTCCGGGTTGATGGCTTCGGTGTTCATGCTCTCGGGCGTCATGGCGTTTCTCTCCCTTCAAAGGTTTATTGTTTCGCCTGATTCGCACCAGGCGTCGTAGCGTCGGCGGATGTCCTCTTCCAGTCCGTCCCATGGGACGATGCCACGGACGGCCTTGACCTCGATGTCGTATTCCTTGAAGCCGTCGGCGGTCTCGTAAGTGACGATGGTCGGGTTGAGGAAAACGTCGACGGTTCCGTCTCTGTTATCGCATATCGTAAAAAAGCGCGAGCTCTTCGCTGGCTGCGCTGTCCGCTTCGATGTTGAGTTCGTCTGGGGCATTGTCGTAATCCTCGGGCATGTCGGTCGGCGGTCCGCCTCGGACGAAGACGATGTTGTCGGCGATCCACTTCTTCAGTCCGTCGCCGCTGCAATACTTCAGAAGGCCGTAATATGAAACGACGACTTGGAGCGCGTAGTCCAAGTCGATCTCGTAGGCTGCGTATTCCTCCGCCAGGTGCCTGAGCGCCCGCTTCATGTGCTTCGCGGTGCTCTTCCGCAGCAGGATGTGGGATGCCCAGATACGCTTTCCGACGAACGGGATCCCGTGTGAAAGCGGGATGATCTGCGTCTTCCTGTTACACTTCAAGCGGAGCCGGGTCTCCATGAAGACGCGGATGGCGTCCATCCATTCGTTCAGCTGCGCCTTGCTCGGGGCGAGGATGATTATGTCGTCCATGTACCGGGTGTAGTAGTGGATGTGGAGGATGTGCTTGGCGAATTGGTCGACCTCGTTCATGATGAGGTTCGCCGTCGTCTGCGACATCAACGAGCCGATCGGGACGCCGACGTCGAATAGTCGCTCTCCCTTGGGCGTGTCGGTGCACGTCCTTCCCTCTGGCAGTCCGAAGGCGGTATGGCGGCAGTTTATTATGCTCCCGATGATATTCAAGAGGAGCGGGTCGTCGATGTACTTCGCGTAGGTCTCCATCACGACCTCGTGGTCGATCCGGTAGAAGAATTTCGCGACGTCGATCTTTCCGCATACCCAGCTCTTTGCGTCGGGCTTCCTGCTGATCTGCCGGAGCCAGCTCTGGAGGTTGAGCGATGCCTGGACCGAGCCTTTGCCCTTCCTGCAGGCGTAGCTATGGTGGATGTAGTGCTTGTCTAAAATCTGGCACAGCTCTCCGTAGATGGCCTGCTGCGCCACCCTGTCCCGGAATTGTGAAACCTGGATTAGCCGGGTCTGTGGGATGAAGACGAATCGTTCCCTGTACCGTCCGCTTTCGTATTCACCCGATAGGAAGTCAGCCTCAAGGGAGAGCAGGTTCGCGCAGAGGTCGTTGTTGAACTCCATGACCTCTGGTCTGAATCGCTTTCCCTTGCTGCTTTCCTTGTCGGCACGGAGAAAATTGTCGTAGGCCACAATCCGCGGCATTACGTCGGTTTCCTTTTGCAAAGGTCGCCACCTCGTACCGATTTGCTGCGCGTGGCATTCCTGTCTTCGCAGCATCTGTGTTCATGGCGGGATTGCCTCCCGTCAACGGAAATAGACTCCTTTGCCTCCGTGGCGCTTCGCGGGAAGCCGTAGCCGCCCGCGCATAATGGTCTTGGCGTCGCGCTTGCTGCGCGACGGGGTGGAGGCAGAGCCGGAGCGGACGCCATAGTTCGTGTTCGTGTTGCCCCGCGTGTTGTTGGCGTTGACGTAACCCAGCCCTGTGTTGCTGGTGTTGTTATAGTTGCCGCCGCGCCGGGGGAAACGCCAGAGAAAACAGGCGACCACGCATGTACAGCTTATTCCCTATGACAAATCCTCGGAGGGTCAGCGTCGGCGCGGTTGCGCCGGTTGCCTCGCCTCCAGAGTCTTTATCAGTCCACCGTTGATCCTGCCGAGTTCATCGACCATCGCTCCCCATGTCTTATGCTGGTGCGGTGTGATGTACTGACATCGCAGAGCATAATCCATGAATGCCTTTATCGCGTTCTTCTTTCGGTCGTATGCCTTGAGGTTGGTCATGGTATAGTAGCCGTTGCCGATGTCCGCCGCGATTTCCAGCATTTCGTAACCCGCCGCCCGTATGCGCGGCGTGATTCCACTGCGTTCCTCTCTCGGAAAATTCTTTAGCCTGCCTCGCATATAGTCCAGCATGTCGGCGGTCTTTTCCTTGAGGATCAAGTCTTTCTTATCGGCCATAGTCCTTCTACATTCGGTAAGGGGACCGGGGGCGCTCACGCGCCCCTTTCAGGGTCCAGTTACCAGAGTCCAGTTACTCGAAAAAGCCGGAGCGGACGCCATAGACCGTGCTCGCGTTGCCCCGCGCGTCGGTGGCGTTGACGTAACCCAGCCCTGCGGTGCTGGAGTAGTTAAAGAAGCCGCCGCGCCGGGGGAAACGCTCGCCCGCGACTATATCCATGTACACAGTTCCCTGCGTCTGGTCGCCGCTGATGGGGAACAGGCCCAGCTCCCGCATGATGCAAGGGACGTAAGGAACATTGGTCGTATTGACGGCCAAGTCCTTGAACGCGGTGGACTTCGCTCCAAGCGTCAAGTCGGCGGTGACGGTGTCCAGCGTCCACTTGCTGTTGAGCCAGTTCCAGTGCAAGGTTCCGGCGGTGCCCGGTGTGACGAGTGTATAGGAGTCATCGCTGCTGTTGGGGAGGATGGCCTTCCACGCGGCACTGTTCGCGCTGAGATCGGCGGAGGGGTCCGCCGCATTGTTGTCGGCGAGGATTTGGATTTCGCCTCCGACGATGCGGTAGCCGTAGTCCTGATCGAAGCAGTTTCCGGTGAGGTCGTCGATGCCGTTGGGCTTTCCGCCGAAGCGCCAGCTTACGGGACCGCTGCCGGTGAGGGTGTTGACGTTATTGGAGGCGATGATACCACCAATGCGGCGGATAGGCTTCCAGAGCAGCGGAGCGTCGGGCGGCGTGACACCTTCCACCGAAGTGTGCGCGGCGATGCACTCGTAGAGCATGCCGAGGTATGCTCTCTGGTTTCCGACGGTGTAGGCGGTGTTCTTTGCCCAGTTCGTCGCGTCGCGGTAGTCGGTGCCGTAGTTGTTGTTGCCCTTGACGGTGCTGCAGCCGAGCTTCTTCGCCAGCAGCAGGAGGAGGCCAGAATCCGCGACGGTCTTCGGTCCGAAGCCGGGGCCGCAGGCTTTGATCTTCGCCAGCAGCTGGTCCGCGCCGAGGTTCACAAGCGGTTCGACGTTGGGGATGCTGTGGCAGGCGCTGTTGAAGTTGCCGCCCTTATAGACGGCGATCAGTCGGCGGGACAGGGTCTTGTTGCCGACCTGAAACGCCGGGTGGATGTGGTTGGGCAGCGAGGCGTCGAGGTCGCTGCTCTTCATCTGCGGAATGGGGTAGAAAAAGTTGGGGGTGCCGTCGGCTGCGTACTTGACGACCCAGCCCATCTCGGCTGCGAACCGCTCGACGTTGTCCTTTACGGCCATTACTGCGCACCTCCGTTCATCAGCTCAACGAGTTCCTGATACTCTTCGACGGTGATGCGGTCGGCCATCAGGAAAACATCGAGCTTCTGCATCGTCGATTCCACATCGAGGTTTCCGTTCCTGAGGCCGGTCTCGATGATCCTCTTCATGAGTTTGTAAGTCATGGGTGTCGTTTCCTCCAATCTTTTGAGGTCGTGGGTGAACTGCCGGTCTGTTATCCAGGCGGCGATGCGTGTCAGCGCGGCGTTCATTCCGCGTCGACCATGGCGACGAGTTCCTGGTACTGTGCCGTGGTCAATCTGTCCGCTGCGAGAAATGCGTCCAGCTTGTCCATGATGGCGTCTCTGTCCAGCGTCCCCGCCTTCTTGTCGCGCTCAATGATGCGCTTCATCAGGGTGTAGGCCATCGCTCTTTACTCCTCCATTCCAAGTTCCAGCAGCGTGACCTCGTACAAGGTCTCCGCCATCAGGTCGTCGTGTTCGTTGATCTGGGTTTTGAGGTCGCGGTAGGGCTTGATCAGCGCGTCCCATCGGGCCTTGCGTTCGCGCTCCCACTCTTCCTCCTCTTCCGGGGTCGGGCCGGGTTCGGGTTCGTCCGTCAGGACGACGGTCTCTTCGATGTTATCGGGCATCGTTCGTTTATCCTCCCTTCTTTAAGTTCCCAGCGCGGCAATCTGCGCCTCGGCGAGGATCAGGCGCTCTTCGAGGTCACGCTGGATGGCGACGTCGTGGGAGCGGATGAGGTCTTCGTAAACCAGCGCCGCGGTGAGGTCGGCGTTCGATGGCACGTCGAGGTTGGCTCGTGCGCCTGCCGCGTCGGTCGCGTTGGTGCCGCCGTTGGCGATCGCCGTCTTGCCTGTCAGCTTCGTGGCGTCCAGGGCCGTGACCGGGATGGTGATGTTGGCGCTGCCGTTAAAGCTGGTCGCTGTGCCGGTCGCACCTCCGGAGAGCGCGATGGTACGCGCGGTTTCCAGGATCGCCGCCTTCGCTGCGACGAAGTCTCCGCTCTTCAGCGCGGCGACGAGCTCGTCGAGCGTCGTGTCGCTGTGACCGAGCTTCAGCAGCAGCTGTGTGAAGATAAGGTCCGCCATGACGCTTGCCGCGCCGATGCCCTCTTCCGCGTTGTTGAAGTTCGTAGCCGACATCTGCGTGCCCTGCTGCACGATCTCGCCGGGTGCCGGTTCGATGTTCGAGAAGCCGTCGCCTGCGTCGGTGATTTTCACCCGCTTGGGGTACTGGACGACGTGGTCGTGCCAGTCTGTCTGTTTGTAGGCCATGTTCCCGTTTCCTCCTTTCCCAGCCCTTTATGTTTCAGTAATCGTAAAGGCGAAGCGGTAGAGAATGCCCTCCTGGACGTCGCTCCTGGAGATCGATTCCGCCTTGCTTGCCCACAGGCTGCCGTTGTGGTCGTAAAGCTGCACCTCGGTCACAGTGATGTTCCCGGCGATCGTGTGGTCGATGATGAAGGTGATCGCCACCCGCCCGTCGGGCATGATGTAGGCGCTGCGGATGTTCGCCGTGTAGTAGGTGCTGCCGACCTTGTACTTCGCGTAGTGGATGTTGTCGATGAAGCAGTCCTTGATGGCGTTCAGCGCGGTTGCTGTCAGCATGATTGTGTTTCGCTCCCTTCCGTCTTAAACTTCTTTAAATGGTCATCCCGCCGGTCGTGTAGATGCCGCAGGGTAAATATGGGTAGGAGAAAGCGCCGCCCTCTGGGTGCGCCGTGATCGTCCGTCCGTCCGTTCCTCCTGTGTAGTTGACCTCGGGCAGCGTCCCGGAAAAGCCATAATAAAACCGCCAGTAGGCGGTCTCGACTTTTATGCTGATTCCTGTCTCTGCCTGCATCGTCAAGTCGTAGGCCATGTGGCTGGGCTTGTGTCTCCGGATGTGGGAGCGGAGCGATTCGAGGCTCATGGGCGCGTCGTCGTCTCCTCCGGTTATGATGATTCCGAAGGTGTAATCATCTACGTTCTCGATGACCTCGACGGTTCGCCCTGTGACTGTCTCCAGGTATTTCTCCAGCCGGTATGGCGTCATGGGGCTGGGGAGCGCCCGCATCTGGATAACCGCTGCCCTGCGCTGCTCTGTCGTCGCGCCGCCGGGGGGCGTGATTCCGTAGCGCCTCTCCCAAAGGGGAAGCATCCACGTCGTCGTCTCGGGGTCCAGCTCCGTCTTCAGCGATTCGATGATGGCAATGAAGCTGTCCCACTCCCGCCCCATCGCCTCGAACATCCAAAGGCCGACGTAGCTGTTGTCGTAGATGGGCGTGACCGTTTCGATCATTCGCTGTCCCGCTTCGCTCTGCAGGATGTCTTCCCTCAACGAATCGCTCATGAAATACTCGCCTCCGGTGTCAGTTCGATTTCGCTGGCGACCGGGTATTCATCGACGCTGACGGCGATGTTGTCGTCGTCGCCGTTGATCAGGAGGTTTTCGTAATCCACGACGCCTGCCGTCTTGGAAAGAACAGCGCCCACTCGTGTCATCCGGAGCGTCCCCTCGGTCATCGCCTCTTCGAGGCAGCTTTGGAGGTTGGCCTTGAAGGCGTCGGTAACGTCGTTGATGTCGGCTTCCGAATCCAGCACGACGTCGGCGGTGATACTCAATTCGAGGACGGTCGCGGTGGTGACCGTCAGCGTTGCGCCGATGGGGGCGAGGCGCGTCTGCCGGTCGTCCGGGCTAATGATGTGATCGTAGACGTTCCCGATGATGGTCGCCGTCGCGGGTTCGCCGTTGGAGTCCATCACTATTACCTTTACTGTGCCGGGGCCGTCCCACTCGGGCACGACGATGGTAGCGCCGACGCCGTCCACTTCCTGCGCCCAGCGTTTGTAGTCGGCGTCGCAGCCGACAAAGCTGCTGTCGCCGTCGCGTTCGCGCTCAATGATGCGGACGCTGAAATCCTCGTCAGATTCCTCCTCGGTGCCGCCGGTCGCGGCTGCCTCGTTCGTGATGCTGACGATGCCGGTCATGGGCGAGGACATCAGCAGGATGCTGTTCGCCGAGACGTTGCCGATGGTGCCGGTCTCGGTGCAGCGCACGGGGACAGTGCCCTCTCCGTTTTCGTCGAGGACGACGTCTGCCGTCGATATAAACTCGACGTTGTCCGAGATCGCCGTCGCGGCTGTCGAAAACAAAAAGCCCGCGGGTATCAGCGTGTTCGCAACGCCGGTTATCGTGAGGTTTGTCTCCGCTGCCGTCGCGGCTTTCCTTGTCAGCGCCACTGCCCTGCCGAGCTTGTCCAGGAATTCTCCGCTCGACCACTCCGGGAAGAAAAGCTGTACGATCTCATTCAGGAGGATCATCGCGTCGGCCTTCTCTATCGCGGTCGGCATCGTGAAGTCGTAGACGAAGCCGCCCTCCGTTTTGTCGAGGTTGTCCGGGATAACCGTCAGCATCCTGGCGTGTATCGTGTCTTCGTCCATGTCGTCCAGAATCTCCGGCGGGGTGTATGTGGTTTCGGTTTCCATGCTGCTGTTTCGCCTCCTCTTCTCAGTCTTTGTGTGAGGTTTACTCGACCAGGCTCATTTTAACGTCGAAGGCGTCCCAGTTCTTCGGCGTCACGACGAAGGTCGCGTATAGGGTGCTGCCCTCCCAATCGAACAGGAAGTTGTCGACTTCCTCTGTCTGGGGGTT